AGAAATACCAGTGGATCAAGCAGTTTCGGAAGCAGAAAGTTTCGTTTCCTTTTTTATCTCTTTTCGTATACTTCTTAATCAGTCCCTCATTCTCCTGCTGAGTAATGGGGCGGATAACGAACGGGACCGGCTTGCCGTTTTCCTTAAATCTATCAGACACAAATACTTCTCGATTTTCTGTCTGTTCTGGGTGTAAAAATGCATTTAAACTACTCATACTATTTCCTCACTTTCTATATTTAGGGCAATAAAAGAGCACCCTGATTTCTCAAGGTGCCTATTTTTAAAGATTAAGTATTTGTTTCTTTTTCGCTTCAAACTCTTCCGATGTTATAATTCCAGCATCGAGCAAATTCTTGTATTTCAATATTTCGTCAGCTCCAGAGGTTTGGTCTTGAGCTTGTACGTTACTGTCTCCCATTAACGCAAACTCGGTAAGAACGCTTTGTATGTGTCCGTTGTAAATATTATACATCATGGAATCCGACTTAATAGAGCCAGTAGTAAGGAAGTTTATATACACTTCTTGATACACTGAATTTCTCGTAATGATCTTAATGCGAAGCTCTTTAATTTCTTTTCTTTCTTTTTTAGGTCCTGTGATTCCGCCAACAACTGCCCCTATTCCTCCAAAAAGCACACCGCCTGCAACCGCCCTCCCCAAACCTCCAGAGGTTATATTTGCACCATTTTCTATTAAGGTATATTCAATCAAATCTTCAAAACGGAAGATAACCCTGTAAGCCGGAATCTTCCAAAGACGGTTAACTGTATCTATCTCAATATACTTTTCGAGCTTTTTATCTGGATTAAATATTCTCGCGAGATTATCATTATCCACCTTTGCCACTATAGCTTTTTTTACTCTTTGGACAGGAATGTTTTTCCAGCCTAGCGTTATTAAAAACTCACCGCATTTGCCTTGACAAGTCTTGCATATACAACCGTCCTGTAGTTTTATACTTCCATCATTAACTCCGCATATGCTACATTTTTCTTTAGCCCCGAATAGTCCCATGAATCTCCCACCTTTCAATAATTAAATTTATTATATTATCAAAGGAAGGATAACACAATACTTATCTCATATTTTCCGGGAACGCATAGCTTTCTAACTCATCCACATCATCAAATGTAAAATCCGTATCCACGGTGTTCAGATCTTCGCTGGAATCGTCAAGATATGCCACCGGTGCCTTTGCCAGAATACAGTTCCTCATAACAACCACCCGGCGTCCCACAGTAGATGCAGGATCCTCATTCGTCGTCTGGATACTGATCTGCGGAACCTTGCCCTCTTTGATATACTGCTGATAGACAGCAAGCGCGGCGGGGCTTACGTTGTACATAGTCAGCGTTCCTTTTCCCTCTGCACCTACAACCTTATGCTGTGTCATACGATGCCCCAGGAGCCGCTTTGCAATCACCTTAAACTCAATACTTGCATCTACCTTCGAGATCTCGAAGAAATAACGGTTCTGGCCATCGATTGTGATAAAGGCACTGCCTTCGCTTCCTGTTACCAGGTCAGTAAGCTTCGTATAATTTCCCATGTCATATCCTCCTTACGACAGATTAACTGTGATATATATCTTCTCTACGCTGTCAACCGGTTGTACCGCTGCTTCGATCACCACAGCATCCGAATCCTTTCCCTTCGCGACCGTAATGTCGTCAGTCACAAAATTCTGAACCGCCCCCATTGTCTGAAGTGTAGTAAAGTAGTCCACCAGAGACGCCTTCAGAAGAGATCTGCCTTCATCATTATTATTGACTTTCCCGACATAATTCGCTTCAAAGATCTTCGTGATATCGTTGGCGATATTGTCAACAGTCCGAATCACTCTGTTCTTCGTGAACATCTTTCCTTTGTCCACCGTAACCGCAGTTAAGGAGTTGATGTCATACACTACAGATACATTCTGGGCAGTGTCTACCTTAAAAATGAACTTACCCGCAGTGACAGCCGCCTCCATCTCTGATTTTGTCATTCGGGGTTTAACGTCGATGGCCCCCGCATAAACCATACCAGTGTTTGACGTAGTGATACTGGCACCGGCTGTAGCTCCTGCCACCCATGCAGTTACCTCTGCAGCCGTCAGTTCCTGATTCCCTTGCATGATGATGCCCTGAACAACATTGATGATCCCCTCGCTGTCTGCCACATGATTCGCGAGCACCGCCTGACACTTCACACCCTCATCGTCCCTCATGGCCTTGATCCATGTCGTAATCGCTGTTTTGTTGACCTCCTCGCCCTCTCCGTCATAGGGATAGCAGAGGGTATTGAACTGAACTGTTTTAAGGGTTGTAAGAGCCGAAGTGACGTCAGCTGCTTTGTGACTTGCTTTGAGTTTATATACCAATACCGTTTTAGCTTTTTTCAGCGCTTCCGCAGCCAACTTCTTATCTATCGCTGCGACTCCATCTGGCCATGCTGCTTCTGTTGCCGTGATCGTATACACAGCACCATCAGTGCCCGCACTCATTTCCTGCAGGATGACAACGATCCCGCGGTCCCCTGGCGTAATAGACAGCGGCTCATTCGTCCGGATATTAATATAGGCTCCGGGCAATACCTTGTTCTGGGATTCCCATGTTCCTGCCATGGCTTACTCCTCCTTTATGTCTGTATTCTGTGTCATGATCTGCATAGCTGGTGTACCATCCGATAAAAATTCCCGGTAATATACATCAAAGAGAAAATGCAGAACGTTATCCACAATTTTAAAGTTCCTATTCTGTATTTTAAAATCGGTCACTGTAAATTCCCGGCTTAAATCCTCGCCGACTCGCCAACACTCCTCGGATAGCTCGTTTCCGGATTCCGGAAAGTATGATACGGCCACCCTGACCGTATTCTTCAGCCTTCCGTTGATTCCACGAGTTGGATTCTGCTCATAGAAGGTAATCAAAAAAGAGGGCTGGGCGAAGTTCTGCGGCACGTCCTCGACATATACTTTGCATGGCCTGATCTCTTTTAAACCGGCCGCAATGCTTTTATACAATCTATCAATCATGCCTGCTTTGCACCGCCTTTACTTCCTTTTCAAATTCTGTTACCAGTTGCTTTTGAACATATCCCTTCGTTTTTTCTAGCACAAATGTGCCTTTCACAAATCCTTTAGTTGGACCTCCTTTTTTTGTTACAATCCGATGGCCATTATTCCAATAAAGAGCATACTCTGCTGTGTTCACCAGCTCCGTCTCTACGCCTGCTTTTGTCTTCTTTGTCGGAAGCTTATGCCAGCTTTTTCGCAAGAATCCGCCAACTCCCGGATTTGACACTTTAAAGCTTACGACATTTCCAGCATCGGGGCCGTTTTTAACGGTGAAGGATACAGGGTTTGGGTGTTTTCCTACAGGTGTGCACCGCTTCGCGTAGGCAACACCGGCATTCACAGCCTTGTTAAGCACCTTCTTGTCAATCTCCCGGATATCCTCCACCATCTCCATAAGCTCCTTCCGAAACTGGTCGATAGCAGCCTTATTCCTTCGATAATTACTACTACTCATACATTATCATCTCTCTTTATTTCACACTGCCTCTGATAGGAATATGGGTGGCACTCTCCCAAATCAGCCTCGATGGTCTTTCCGGTTCTGAGTGTGATCAGCAGCTGATCTCCTTCCCGGATGTCTTCCTCCAGGCCACAGAACAGCTTATGGCTGTTCACAATGGCCGGATTCGGCGCACCAGTGGATACCTGACCCGAAGAACTGTACCGGCAGGGCCGATCCGTTGCCACAGCTGTTTTCACTTGCTTCGTGATACCATCTATTTCGACGTCTGTCCATCGGTACACATCCATTTTGGCATCATACATTCTTGTATACGGGTTTCGCATATCCTCTCAGCCTCCTGTGCCTCCTCAGACCTGCCTTATCACTCTCAGACAGGCCATAGATACTCGCCTTCGTGTTTCCCTCCGTCTGTGCCCAGGTAATGCTCCCATCACCTTCCTTGATACTTGCAATCTCTGGGTTATATCCGTTTCCCTCCACGGCCTCATAGTCAATAATTCCTTTCGCCTTTTTTCGTACAAAGGGTTCCAGAATGTCCGGCACACAATCCGGATCCAGGTTGCAGTAATCGCAGACTGTCAGAATCAGATCCGAGATGATCAGATCATGGTCTTCTGTACCAAGCCGTAGATTTTGCTTTACTGTCTGCAGCATCTCTTTCCTATTCATCTTATACCTCCATAGTTTCGATCTTCTGATGAGTCATACTGTGAAGAGCAGAGTGGCGGTATTTCTTAAGCTGTGCATAAGTTAGAACAGATTCTCCTCTCAGCCTTAACTGTCCATTTGTATAGGAAGTCAGTTCAGCATTGGTTGACCTTCCCAGATATCCGTATGTTACAATGGATACGCTCACAATTAGGCTTTCTTTAACCGCAACCGGATTTCTGCTCAAAGATACAGCATCGATCCTCACCGCCATCAGACCACCTCCATCTGCTCCCGGTTCTTAATAATCTCGTCCGCAATCATCAACGTGATTTCCAAAATGTAAAGATTGCTCCGGTACTTTGGCTGAAGTTTCACGTCTACAAAGCTTCCATCTTCCTCCTGGGTCAATTCACAGCTGCCTGATGCCTCTACTTCGCCATTATATATCAGTTCATAGGTGGCATCTTTAACAACAAAGTATTCTGACTTGACAGAATGGACGAAATACTTTACATGTCTGTCTTCGCCCAGAATAAAACGTATCATGATGCCACCTCCTGACATTTTGAAATCAATCGTGTAAACAGATACTCTGTAAACTGCGGCTCCATTTGATATGGCGCCTGAAGGAGCTCAAAGGTATACTTTGGAAGCGGCAGCGCGTGAATACAGATATTTCCGGCGTCTACGGTATAAAGCATCTTTGAAAGATACGTCTGATTTCCTGCTTCATCTTCGGCCACCACCTCTACCACATATTCTCCGTCAGCATCAAAAGGGACCGGCACACTCCACCGGTCCTCATCTACTTTCTGTAGTATTACTTCTATGCCATCTACCAGGCCAAATACACGTGCTACTGCCATGGTATTGCCTCCTTAGTCGGTAACCTCCACGCTGATCACATAAGTCTTACCGGCATCTACCGGATTAGGTGTGAGCGTTACGGCCTTAATCGTCGGAGCTACGGTATCGAGTGTCACTGTCCTGGTTACGGTCGTGCTCTTACCCGCGGAGTCTGTCGCCACAACTGTGATTGTGTTACCGCCAGATACCAGCGTCAGAGCTTTGCTGAAGGAACCATCGGCCCCTACCGTCACGGCCTCTGCTGATCCGCTGTTAAGCTTAACCGTCACGGTTACCGGGCTGGACGTGATGTCATTGGTCGTACCGGTTACAGTGCAGGCTGCCTTATTCGTAATCAAACCATTTACCGGAGCCGTGACAGACAGTGTCGGCGGTACTGTATCGATCTTAAAGGTGACACTCTTCTGAGTAGCTGCATTCCCGTCATTATCTGCCGCATCGATCTTAATTGTGTGGCTGCCATCTGCCAAGGCTGTAGTCGGTGTATAGGTACAATCATATCCACCAGTGATGGCCGTCTTTGTAATGGCGCTGCCTGTAACCTTGCTGCCGCTGTCAATGGTAATACCGATCGTATCTGGATTGACGCCAGAGTCGTTATCTGTAACCTTCCAGCGAATCGCTGGCTTATTATTGATGATCAGTGCACTGGCCGTCGGATATGTGATTGTAATAGCTGGGGCCGTCTTCTCCTTTACGCGGAGCTGCAGGCTGCTTCCGAGTGTGGCATCTGTGTCATTTTTTGTGGTCACATTCCCGGCCTCATCCGTGGCCTTGATCGTCACTGGAAAATAATGCCCGTCGTTATTGTTATAAGACGACGTGGCCGGCGCTGTAATTGTGGCCTCATATTTCTTCGAGGTACTGTTATAGGTCAGTGTGGTTGTAACACCGTTAATTACGGCCTGTACTGTCTTAACTGCCATATGTCAGACCTCCTTATCCGATCTTATGCTTAAACGCAACGATCCTGATCTGCTTCGGCTCATAGACTCTTTCATAGTTGATGGCATTCATCAGTTCCGCCTTCGTCGGAGTCTCTACATGCTCTCTGGCAAGGTCAGTCCATTTGATCCCACGTGCATGCATGATGAACGTTTTACGGTTAATCAGATAATCTACACCGGATCCCTTCTTCTTGTCTCGATCTACTTCAGTGGCAACAAAGCCGACGGGAGAACCATTTCCGAATGCGATTGCACCCTGGCCAAACAGATATGTGGTATATACGCCATCTGCAACCGGACAGCCATCATCCACAATTACCCGGCGCCCCTGGTAGGTATCAAACTCAACATCCGTAGAATCCCGTTCTGTGTCGATCAGGTTATTTTTCTTCAGAAAAGCCTTTGTGGCGCTGTGCATGGCCACAGCCGTCAGCTGTCCCTGTGCATCGCCGAGCAGCTGCAAAGCATCAATAAAAGCGCTGGCACTGATCTTCTGGGCCGCGGCGGAACCCGCTGCCGAAATGTCCAGGATATGGTCTGCAAGCGGTGTTTTGGTCTCTGCTGGTTCTGTTGTAGTCTGATAGCTGCCGAACACTCCGGAAAGCACCTGGATCAGAATCTTCTGGTACTCTCTCGCCCAATATCCCGCTACCAGATCACCAATGGCGGCCATCGGGTCACTGCCGGCAAGCGCAGCCGATAAATCTGTGGCAGCCCACATATTAGCCCTGCGCACTGTCGTAGATACATCCTTGTTAGACGTGATCTTCTTTGCAGTCAGATCCTGATCCTCGATAATGTCCTCAGAATCTCCGCTCAGATCCTCGAAAAACGGCATCTGGTGGATCGGCGCCGCTTCACTGGCCAGACGGTCAAACTCTGCATTATTTGTGATAATTCCGCTCTGGAAGAGTGCGGATAACTCCATGGTCCGGTTCACGACATAAGGTGTGAACAGTTCCGGTACAATGACATCGGATAATTTTGTTACTGGCATTTAATCACCTATTCCCTTTCTTATACGTTGATGGTTACTCCGGCTGCCGCAGCCAATACCTGTGCCTGAGCCGGATTTTCTCTCAGCAGCTTTCCCTGTTCGGTAAGGTTAAAGCTGTCTTTTGCAAATGGATTCTTTGCAGGGGGAGTTCCGCCTCCTGCTGGTCTATAGTCTGCCCCCGGCTCCGTCTTAAACAGATGGGGAGAGGACTCCTTCAGGGGCTTCACGATATCATCAATCCCGACCGGCTTCCCGTCCTTGTCGAAAGTGAACTTGTCCAGGCCTCCCTGCTTATAGATAATATAATCGGCATCAACCACACCTGCCTCTTTCAACTTATCCTTCAGGGCGTATTCTTTTACCGTGTTGGCCGAAGCGACCTCCAAGGCTGTCACCTTCTCCTTGTACTCCTTGACCTGCTTCTGAAGCTCCTCGTTGTCCGAGTTGTCTTTTTTCAGCGTCTCGATCGTTGTATTTGCTTCCTTCAGCTTCCCGTTGATCTCGTCGAAACGTTCCTTCGGTACAAAACCTTTTACAGATTCGTTCCATGCGTCTACCGCGATCTGTGCGTGCTCCTCCGATAATCCCTTTGCTATCAACTCTTCTTTCTTCATAGCTTCTTACTCCTTTCGATTCATCTCCACTTGTTATCCCGGTCGTGACCGGTGATGTCTCCCTCTTTACCGCCTGGGATACCAGGAAGGCGAAAAAAAATAACACCCAGGATAGTCCCGCGTGCTTATACCTCTGTTATAGTCTGTATTTCTCTTGCCCTAATAAAAACGGCTTTCCCCTCTGGCGTATTGCATATAGCGAATCCAGGCTCCTCACAAACATCATTAGCCCACACGGCTAAATCATCTGGACTTTTTTCAGTCTCAACCGTGATTTCCCTGTCCCCTGACAATCCAATTTTGTATAACATAATCTCCCTCCAATCCTGCATGCTGTTGTTTATCAATCTTCTGTATACTCCCCCCAGGCCTACGATGTCCCTCTTCCTGCACGCCAGGCGCAAACCACTCTTGCAGGTTATCACAATATACTCATTTTGCCCTAGTACTTCATTATCCAGAATCGCCATCATTTCTTCAAAGGAATTATCTACCAGCAAGGTATATCCATTGGACATGAAAATCTCAAGTCTCTTGGTTTCGGAATACATTCTTGTTCTATGCCTCCTTTATAAATCGCGTTTTCCACTCTTTATATGTCATATCTGCCGGAACATCCACATACTTCCCAGTTCTAGGGTCCCTGGCCACACGGGTCATGTCCGTCAAATCCATATCGTCATAGTATGGCACATCTGTACATCGGCAAAAACAATGGAATGGTGGCATGTTCTCCCCGGTAATCTCTTTCCCCACTTCGTAGACCTCACCATCTTTATCCCCACAGATATCACAGGTCTTACTGTCCAGCGTAGCCAGAATCTGATATTTCTCCACACCGTCCTCTTTATACCCCGCATGGGTGGCCTCGCTCATCAGGAACGAACTCTCTGTATGGAGCAGCCGGTAAGCATCGAACTTTTTAGCATTCATCTTTTTGGCAAAGTCATTGGTCAGGGCCTGTGGACTCTGCCCTTGGACCATCATGGTTGTGAGCGATTCCATGAGTTGGGTCTGAAGATGATCCTTCTGCTTCCAGAGCCGGCTGGAAAAACTGGCGCCGTTGAAAGGGTACTCCAGCAGCTTCTCCACCGCGTGTGGATCTACCTGGGCGAATGCAGCGTGAAAGCCATGGTACTGATCGACGCTATACCATGTTCGGTAATAGGTATCCTTATAGACCTCCTTCATGGTCTGCTCTGCCGCAGCCTGGTAGTCAACCGCATACAACTGACGGAGCATAGCGTCAACCTGGGTCTCCAATGCCTGGTATCGGGTGATTCTCGCTTTAATAGACATGTTATTGACAGTCTGATTATGCTTTCCGATGTTTTCCATGGCCAAATCGATGAAGTCTCTCAGATTGCCGATTTCTGCCTTAGATAACTGGCGCTGTGCCGCTGCATAGGACAGTCCATTCTCCTCTGCGTATTCGAAGTAGAAAGATTCTATTGTCTTCTGCAGCTCACGGCGTGTCTGGTTGAAAGCCTTCTCCAGCTTCGCATAATATTGGTTTACCTGCATCTCTCCGGCTTTGTACATGGCTTCTTGTCGTGTCTGCCAATAGCCCATTACTCATCACCGCCCTTGCCGCCTGGGTCCTTTTCGTCCGGATCCGCAGGAGGGAACATCTCGGAGATCTCCCGCTGGGCCTCTGTTTCTACTTCCTTCTGCTTGTTGAGGATATCCATTTCTTTTTCCGGATCCTCGACCCACGGGTGCTTTGACACGATGGTCTCATCGGAAATCACCCCCTTCGACTGCTGGGCAATTTGGGAGAGTTCCAGATCATTCTTGACACTGGTACGTGTCCATGTCTGAACGATTGTGTCGTCTTTGATCTTGATATTCAGTAACCGGCAGACGCACCGGATAAACCGGCCAAAGCCCAGTTTAAATTCTGTCTCCGTCAGGCCTGATTTAAGCTCCAGGAGGGAATATAAAAAGCCCAGGGCCACGCCTGAGCTGTTTCCAAAATTCTGCGGATCCGGATCAATGCCCTGCCCCTGTTCAAAAATACATTTCCGGGTCGTAGCCAGCAGCTCCTTGCGGGCCTCCACCGGCAGCTCAATCGTTAGGGTGGAAACTCCCGACTTGTCCTCCCCGCCTTCATTCTCGATCTGAATTGCTTTGTAGTCCTTCAGTTCCCGGAGGAACTGCCCCAGATCGTCGCCGCCGTAGTTGGTCAGCACGAAAATAACTTCCTGGATATCCTCCAAGTCATTAACGAAACCGCTGAACACCTTGCAGTACACGTCGATTAGCGGCTTGATATTGTCCAGATCGCCGGTATCGGTGTTGTTATTAAAAAACGGGAAGAAAGGAACCTCACCGACATCATGCTTGAACTCGTTGACAAGGTTGCTGTTTCCTGCCGTATCGATCAGTGTAAACGAATTGTATGGCATCAGCCCGGTGTCAATTACGCCCCCAGCTTCAATTGCGTACGCCTGACAGATCGTATCATTCCAGTATTCGTAGACGTCCAGTTCTTGCCCGTCGTCTGTGATATCGTGATAGCAGCGTAATACTCCTTTAAGCTCTCTCTCCAGATTATTACTCCACACTGGAATTACCTGTCCTGATGGCACTATGGCATACTTATACTGCCCGCTCGCTTTGTCCTTCCATAGGTGCAGCCATGCCACAGAAGCGTTGGAAGCCTCTACACAGAGATCCTTGCAAGTCTTAGCATACTTATCCCCCAGGAACGCCGTCAATGCTTTATTAGATGCCTTATCGCCCAGATCGAACAGAGGCGGCGCTGTAAACATATAGGACGCTTTCTGATTGACCAGGAGGCCGTGGAAGTTGAGTGGGATCCTGTTATCTGCATTCCGCAGCGGGTTCTCTCCTTGCTCTGTTTCTCTTTTCTTAGGCGGCTCCAGTAAGATATCCGTCTGGTTCCGATAATACCGGTCCGCAGTATCGGCCTCGGCAAGAAAAGCACCATGCCCCGCCGTATACTTCTTAATCAGTTTTTTTACAACTTCCATTTCCATTTCTCTCACCTCTATTTCATAATTCGGATTCCTGTTCGATTCTTAATTATGCTCATGCAGAAATACCGCAGAGCATCTAATGCATGGTCGTGTTCCTTTACTGGTTTATCCTCTCCGCGCTCTCCGGCTTTCGCATCCCAGATGTAGGAAGCAAATTCCTTAATCAGGTTGTCACAGGAGGAATCAATAAAAATGGAACCCTGAAGCAGCAGCGTGGCCACGAACCGGATTCCGTCCAAAACATCATTTTTTGCTTTTTTTACTTTATAACCGTCCTTCTCCAGCTGAGCCTTAAAGCTGGCAGCTGCCGGATCCAGAATAACTGCCTTAATTGCAATACCGTCAAGCCAGGCTGTCAGGTCATCGGAGAACTCCTTATCCGTCTTCTGCCTCCCTTTGTCGCGGCCTGAGTAGTAATATTCCCGCCGGCAGTACCATTTCTTATCGGCAGCCTTATTCCACAACAAGAAGGCCGTAGGGTTCTGGGTTCCGTAATCGCAGCTGACGTACCGCTCATCTGTCCAGAAATCATGTCCTGTCTTTGCCTTATAGGACACCGCCAGCGCTTCTGCGTCCGTTGCATTTCGGGCAGGGTCGAACATATCATAGATAATGCCCTCGGCCATTGCCCACAGGCCCATGATATACCGCTTGAAGAATACCCCGGTATACATACTGCGGTATCTGGCCTTAATCTCCTCCGATAAACTCAGATTGTCATCCATCGTAAAATGGACATACAGCAGTTTCTTGAGCGCCGGATCAGCCCCTGTCTTAGCTGCGTCTTCCCGGATTTTTGCCACTTTTTCCTTACCAAGATAACCGATGGCCTTATCAATCCAGTTGACCTTGAACCAGTGATATGGGCCGTCCGGATTGCAGTTAAACCAGTACTTCGAACCAGTAACCGAACACCGGCCGGTTGCCTGGTTGACAAAGGACTCCGGCATCAGGGCCACCTCATCGCAGAAGAGGCCGGCCAGTGTGATACCCTGAATCAGGTCCTGGCTGCGCTCATCCTTGCCACCAAAGATATAAAAGTAGTTCGTTATCTGGCCGCGGCTGATTTCCACCAGATTATCAGCCCGATGATCTGATACCCGATATCCACGACTTTTTAGCATCAGTTTCAGCCAAAAGAGAACGTTACGCCGGAAGGAGCCAATGGTCTTGCCGCACATGGCAAAGTTCTGACCGTTATATGCACTCATCGCCCAGAAGACAAATGACAGAGACATACAGATGGTTTTACCTGATCGGATAGCACCATCGGCAATAATGCCATCATAATCCTTCACCGGGCTTTCGGGCAGCCACCAGGTAAGAATCTGTTTCTGCCTCTGTGAAAATGGCTGGAACTTGAAAGTCTGTACTTTTGTGAGAATTCCCCGCTTTTCTTTCAGCCGAGCCAGTTTCTCCTTCATACTGGCAATATGCTCTTTAATTGTCATCGGCTCCTGCCTCCCACAGACTTTCGGCTTCTGTATTCAGTGCTGCCAGGAACCCATCATCTTCCTGCCCTGCTTCCTGGCCTCCGATTTTCAGAGTTGCCAGTTCCACCTTCATAAGTTCAATTTCCAGGCGTGCATCATCAAAACCGAATTTATGTAGGGACTCAATTGCTCGTTGCTTTCGGCCCTGGACACGGGTCAATGCATCTTCAATGGACTGGATCTGCCCCAGGACTGCCTGATCCTCTTTTAAATCTGTCCATTTATCTTTTTCTGTTCCCTTTTTCTTTTTAACTGTCGTGAAATCGCAGTCCCGCAAATCTTCAATTCGTTTCAGCATCCGGCGCTCCCGGACTGTCAGGAGCTGGATCTCTTGAAGAAGCAGTTTCTCTTTATCTGGCTGGATCATGCCGATCAGCTGCCTCTCGTCGTCTTCCAGGGTATCAAAAAAGAGAGTTTCAAACTCTCCCGTAGTGACAGCATTTTTATTCCCTGGCGGTCCGGTACCGCCGTGGCCGACAGCGTTCTTATTCCCCGGCTGCCCGCCTTTACGATTGGTAACGTTACTTTTTGCATTAGGTAACGTTACTTTATCCCACTTATCCTGATTCTTCCACTTGCGGATCTGCTCTTCTGATACTTTCAGCTCCGCCGCTATATCTTTCAGTGGACGTTTCTTTCCGCTCTCCAGCCATAATTCGCAGGCTTTATCCCGGTTTGGGCTTCTCGGCCTTGCCATCACCACCACCTCTCATTCGTTTCGTTTTTGGGTAAAAGAAAAGAGCCACGGGTGGGTGACTCTTTTTCGTATCCTTTTGTACTATTTTTCTTTGAGTTACAATATACATAAATCTCCAAACATCTAATCGCAGGCAATTAATATATATGCAACTCCTCATATACTATTTAACAATTTATCAAGTTAAATGCATAAGGCTCAATAAACCGCCTCCTTTCGTTCGGGAAATATCAGTTTAGCGAATTAAACCACCTCTCTAATCCGCTCTGTAAGTTCTGTTTCTCGCTCGTATAAATTTTCAAGTTCTTCTGCCGCTAATTCCAGTAAGTCTTTTAACTCATTAATCTTTTTCGCCATTGCTTTTTCGTCTTTTAGCCAGCACCCTGTACAGGTACGTTTTTCATAATCCCTCTTAAATAAAATGATTTCCTCCGGCTCCAGGTTGGTATCTTCATATGTTCCCAAACGTTCAAGTAATAATGCCTTATAATCCCAACTGTTCTCACCACAAGGCAAGTTATCTGCCGCCCGGTGTGTGCCATCAGAACAAATTTTCGTTAATCTCTCCATAACGTTTCCTTTCTGTTCTCCCGGAAATCTTAATTACACGGTGTTTACGCATAAAATCTCATCAACCATCGTTTCAAGTTTATCTCGTAAAAAGTCTTTGATAAATTCGTCCGATTCCTCTATCGTCATCATAGGTTCAGATATTTCATCAAAAGATTCAATTGGTAGGTCAATAATGAAAGTATGCTCTGTTTACTTTTGGCTATTTATTTGCAAACTGTTCATTCACTAAATCCTAAGTTTCGTATGGTTCTATTTTCAGGTATGTTATCCCCCGGATTGTCCCGTTCCCTATTAACACATCAGATGCTGTCAACATCCCCGATATATCTGCACTTTCTTCCTGCCCTATATCTGCCAGGACAATATCGTCTGGCGGCGCTTTTTTCAGCAGTTCGATTAATTCCCTTACCGTCATTGCTGTCTCCTTCCGAAAACTTTAAATTAGACAATATAACACTCTGCTTATTTTTATCTATTTTTCCTTTTCTTCTTAAGCTGATTTATAGAATCCTCAATCTCGGCTATCTTAATGGCAGCCAGCATATATTCCCGATTCGGTTTCATAACTCTATATTTATTGAGCCGGAAATGTACTCTCGTACTGACTGCATAAAGATTTTCAATATCTGAGTTTAGCGTGTTGCCATCCAGAAATATAATCATTTTCCCTTCCGGAAGCGGACCGTGATGTTTCTCCCATTCCAACAGGCTTTTCCTTTTCCAGACATTTGGCTCTGCTACTTTCACCATTTCATATTTATACCGTTCTCCATTTTTATTTGTTCCGTACAGTAATACCTCCACCGAACCAACAGGCACATGGCGGGCTACAGTTTCTGAATTCCCACTATATGGAATCTTCCGATATTTCATAGCATCCTTCACCTGACGGGGCATTACATAATCTCTATCCCTGAACCTGGCATTAAACGCATCTGCTATTGCTGCATATGTCTTTCCAGGCGAAATCTCCTTCAGGAAGGCGATCTCGTCGTCCTTGTATTCTCTTCTCAATCACTTCTCGCCTCCAAAAAAGCTGGAACCTGTGCTTCCTTTGCTGAAATCACATCGCTCTTAAACTGTTCTGCCCTTAATGCCAGGGACCCGTTTGCTATGATCTGCGATGCAACACAGGTGATCGCCTTCGCCCGTTCTATTTCCTTGTCCAGTTCTTCACCTTTTAATTCCTCATCTCCCAGCCGTTCCATCTCGGCAAACAGGTGATTATTCAAATCTGTCAGTGTATTCTTAACTGCCATAATCTTTTTCCCCTATCTTTTCTCTTCTTCCAGCTGCGAAAACGTTGCAAGCATAATCCGTCCACATATAGAAGTGGCACCACACCTCTTCATGATCGCAGCGAAATCATCTGTAGCCTCCTGCCACATTCCCGGCTCCATTGGCCGGCTATGGTATTTTAAGTAAAACTTATATGCTTCGCAGAAGACGCCTTTTACCATCGCCGCGCTTTCTTCATCCCGCTTGCTCATAATCTGCACCCTGCCTTTCTGTAATGTGCCCGGCGCCGCTTCCACTGGTTCTCGCAGAACTGGATATCGTCAACATAGTCATAACAGACTGCATCTTTCTTCCCGTCTGCCACCCTCGCAATCCGGCCGACACTCTGTGTTACCACTGCATAGTCTTTCTTCGGTGTTGTCATGTACAGCCGGTCCAGACGCGGGATATCAAGTCCTTCCTTCGCCAGACTGTAACTGGCAAACAGGTAATGCTTCTTCCCTGACCGCATATCCTCGATCGCCCGTTCCCTGGCGCACCGGTCCTTTTTACTCGTCATGCTGCCATCAATCATTACTGCTGTTTCCCGGCATTCCTCCGGCAGCATCTGCATCAATGTCCTGAGATGCTCCAACCGGTCCGACAATATCAGGTTATAGTGTTTCTGGTTATGTACCAGATCCTCCACGATCAGCTGGCTTCGGTCCCGTTTTCCAGTCAGATACTGCATCAGCCTGCTGTACTCCAGCGTCCCATCCGTGTCCAGGCATTCCCGCGCAGTAACGATGTCAGTATCTCTCTTCAGGATCCTAACCTGCATGGTCTTGTCTGCTACCGCCTCGTCCGGCACCCGGTAGATTACCGGTCCTAATACTGCGAAGGTACTGCGGATCAGGCCGTCAGACCGATGTACCGTAGCTGACAGTCCATACTTATGCCGCGCCGCCAGGCTGTTCATGACCTTATAGAACATTGTCATCTGCGTCGGTGTTCCGGCCAGCCGATGGCACTCATCTACGATTATAACGTCCCACATGTACCTGTACTGAGCCAGATCCAGCTTACAAAGCGTCTGTACTGTGGCAAAGGTTATATGGCTTCCTATACTGACCTTACCAGCCGTAATGGTCCCCAGAGTCTCCCGGAGGAAGTACTGGGCCGCCCGGTCATAAGATTGTTTCAACAGATCCTGAGTGTGTGTAATCCAGAGCGTCTTCCGCCCAAGGGAAGCCGCCAGAGCAATTCCCATCTGTGTCTTACCGGAGCCACACGGGCTCTGCAGGATTCCGCAGCTTGCTTTCCACATTGCCTCCACTGCCGGCGTCTGGTAATCATACAGTGAAATATTCCCGGCATACTGCAGCTCTCCATTGTCAGCCAGATCGGTGATGTATTCACACTCAGCAGGGAGCAGTGCCCTTATCTCTTTTCCGACTCCAACCGGTAACACCAGATCGCTGCCATCAACCCAATACAGCCATAGATGCTGCGGCGTGTTACCTGTCCATAATCCCCGGCGGGCCCGGTTCGCATACTCTGGATTCGGGATCACCAGATTCTCACCACACCAGTTCTGCAAGATCTTTGGGGCGTCCTTAATCCTGATCTCACTCCCGATTATCACCTGCATCTCTGTCACTCCATTCCAGCCATTGCTCCAGGGGCATTCCCTGGGTTCTGCATACTGTTTCATTGATCCGTTTAAAACCAGCTTCCTGCAGTTCCCGCAGCTTCGTGTACTGCAGGAGATATATCTGGCGATCAGGGAACCGGATTGCGAACATTCCGGGGACATTCCCCATCATGCTGAACAGGATCATTGCATTGATCTGGTTTTCCTCGATCCGGCTGAGAGGAAATATCTCTGACTGGCAGTCCTTACAGTCGATTAGATAGGCCCGGCCATTCTTCACCGCAATTACATCACAGGGCTGGCCATTTTTGTTATCCTGGAAGAGATGAACCCAGAACCAGTGATCCGCCAGGATCCCCGCAAACTCCTTTTCGAACCTGGAGCCTGCCGTTTTATTACTTACCATAGCTTTTCTGCCTCCTTCTCTACCTCAATGGACAGCCGGCGCATCATCTTTAAATCGTCTTTTATCCTCTGGCGGTTCGGCCTCTCCGCGTTCCATAATCGCTTTTCATCTCCGGATTCCAGCGCATCTTTGAATTCGTTTATCTTCTTCGCCTCATTGTCGGCATCTTCCAGAAGGAAGCCCAGCATTTCCAATTTTTTGATCAAAATTATCCTCCTTATTCTCCCCAGTCCAACCATTTTTCTGGTCCGTCCAACCAGGTTTTGTTCCGATAAGTATCCGCAACCCCTTGATTTTACGTATGGTCCAACCGTCCAACCTAAAATCCGGTTGCATATCTATATATTTTTAGAGCAAACTATATGTGTTAAATTTTCTACAAACTTTTTTCTCGCGTCACGAGATATATAAAACTGGTTGGACTAGTTGGACTGGTTGGACTCTATATTAAAAAGCCTTATTTTATGCGGGTTTCATGGTCCAACCTATGGTCCAACCTAAAATTTTATGGTTGGACTCCTCTCCACTAATCAAACGGCAGTGTTTCTTGTCCATCAGGCACTATAAATCCATCTCGATCTGTATTATCATCATCCTGCGGCAGGATAAGTTTGATATAACTTGACTTAATTCCATAAACTTTTGTATTGTGTATAAACTTACTTTGAGGCGTCTTTTTCAAATACCCTTTATCATTCCACTTCCTGCTGACCGCGGTATAATCAAATCCATTCTGTTCCAGATAACCAAGCAGCACATCCCGGTTTAAAATCAGAATTTCTCCATCAATCTTCCCCCATACTTCCCCTTTATTAGGGGAATTGTCTGCTTTTGGATCTTCAAACCGTACCGGATTCTTTGCTGCCCAGTTGAGCACGGACTGGTAAGCGCGTTCAGCGACATCAACCTCCAGTGCGCTCTGCAGGTATTGGCTTACCTGCCAGATCCCCAACGGCTGCTCCTTTGGGAAGAACAACTCTGCCGCCAGTTCATCAGCCAGTAGAATACAGGCCATTGCCATCGCCTGCTTGTCAGTCGTATCCAGATGGCATAGTTGTTCAAACAGCTCCCGGTATCTCTCTGTAAGTGCCCCCTCTTCCGCTTCCTGAATGTATTCAACCAGTTTCCGGCCGGCAAATCCATAGTTTTCCTGAACAATGCTGCTGACATAGTGACCGTCTTCCACCAGCGGTCCGTCAATCGCGATCTCTATAACGCGGTTCTTGCTTCCGCCTCCGGAGTTTGCTTTTGTAACTGGCTCCTCTCCGGTAAACAGAAAACTGTTCTTCCAGGTCCTGGTTTCTTCTACTCCTCCATAGGCCCGCGCCCGTCCCCGATCCACCCCCTCCGTTATCTGATAGATCAGCTGGTCAAAGTTCCCCTGCCATTTATCTTTGATCGTCTGCAGCTCATCACCGGCGAATGGAATGCTGCACAAAAATGCTGCATTCCGCATAATAGCATTACGGGTCATGTTCATGGTTTTAACCAAGCCGCCCATCTTCGGGTTCCCCCAGATGCTCATGGATACCATAAGAGCCACAGTCTTGCAGGTCCCGGTCGTCCCCCAGACATGCAGAACAAATGGCAATACCTTCAGCGGTTCCAGAAGCACAGAAGCAAAGCTGGCCGCCATCATCATACGAAGAGGAACATTTTTCCGAAGGCCGGCACAAAGATTCAGCCAGGTCTCAAAACTGCCAGCCTCTTTTACGTTCCTGAAAATCGCCTCGTAATCCATATCGCCCTCATACCGGATATCATCTGCATACGGAGTGAAGGAATTCCCCACCCAGCCCAGACGATTAATGGATTTTTTAGGATTCAGTGTTAATGGATTCAGCCCCACGCAGTCTGAAATATATCGGACCATATTCTTTGCATTATCCGATGTAACCTCAATACCAAACTGACTTAGCGCATCCACAATCTTATTCGTATTTGCGCAGACACTTCGATCTACAGTAATGGTTTGCCAGGCAGCTGATTTAAAGTATGCCAGCGTGATCCGCTCCTCCGCTGTATCAACATTTTTAAGAATCTCGACGGGCAGGATCGGATGGCTGCACGCCTGGAATGGAACCGGCATGGCATTTTTATCATACCGGATCGTCCTGACTCCCAGATCATTTGCAGTCCACTCACCGCATATCAGCTCCAGTGGCTGATCCGTAAACTGGGTCTTGTTTCCAGTCTGTTTCTGGCGCTGTGCATAGTCAAGAACGAAGGATTTATACAGGTTGTTAAACTCGGTCACCCTTTTCAACTGTCTGGCCGTATTACGAAGAGACTCTATGTACTGGGTCCGCTCGATATTATCCTCAATCTCAAATATTTCGTAAAAAATTTCATCTGGAAATGGTTCCGTCGGCTTCAATGCGGATATACCAGTCAGCAATTCGTCCTTCGATTTCTCCAATCCTTCTCACCGCCTTCTTGTCTTCATAAACCTCTTCCGGACACTCCTCCAGGTTCTGCAGCAGATACTCAATATACGTAATGTTCTGCAGTGCCTCTGTAAAATGCTCATTTCGCTCATGGATCGCCTCACACAGCAGGATCCAGTACATTTTCACATACATTATGGCCCGCTTCTTAAATGCAGCCACAGCCGCTCTCCTCCGGCGTGCCAGCTCCGCTTCCCGCTTCTCCCGGTATGTCACCGGCTCCGCCAGAGGAATATCAAAAGCGGCAGCCAGTTCTTTCGCGGCTTCATAGTTGCTCGTATCATGGTACAACGCTACAAACTTGATTTGGTCACCACCAGTTCCACACGTAAAGCAGTAAAATCCCTTTCCGTCCGGATATATTTTAAGGCTCGGATTCTTATCCTGATGGAAGGGGCACTGACACAGCCCCTTCCGATTAAGCTGCAGGCCATAATACTCCGCCACTTGCTGCATGGAGACCGCTTTCTTTACCTTCCGGAACAGATCCGGATTATAACCTTTCATTATCATTAATCTTCAAACCTCGTATGACCGAGAAGTCCCTCCATTGCAAACATCCAGCCGTTCTGTCCTATATCATCAGCACAATGGATTCCGCCCTGCAGGCTTCCTATGTCGGAATTATCAATCAGACGCATATCAAACTCATCCGGATCCGGAAACCCTCTCCGGATGAGTCCTGAACGATACCCTGGGATTAATAACGGAACTTCCGGCCTTACATGAAAGGGATCCCTTCCTCTCCGGTTCCTTCCGGGATATTCACAAAACCGTCACTGTCCATAAAAGAAGGGGGCGCCGCGGCATCTGCCGGATTTGGTCTACCGCCTCCGGCTCCTGTCACTGGCAGCAGCTCATCTTCCGGCACTTCCGCTTCTGCCAGGCCGGCAACGCTGCGGATTCGCCACAGCTCCGTCGTCATTGCGCGCTCTCCATTATCCTTTTCGTACTGCCGGCGGCGGAAAATACCACCGAATTTTTTATTGACAAGCGTTTTCTCATTGTCTTCCTTATCCCACTGGAAAGTGAAATTGTTAGACCTCTCAATGGCAGTAACAACACCCTTGAGCCATGGCGTTCCCTTATCATCCATGTTCTGTTTAAAGACACCTCTCCATTTGGCTTTTGGATTCGTTTCTTTTTCTGCTTTAAACTGCTTATCATAAAAGTCTGCATACTCTCCTTCCGCAATATCGTACAGAATTACAAACTTTCTCCACTCATGCCCGCTCTTATCTGTATCCGTCACTTCGGCAACCTGACGAATTTTACAAACATATTTTCCTTTTGGAAGGGCCTGAAATTCGCCCGTATAAGCTGCCGCCTCATCATATCCCTGTGGTTTCTTAATCATTTTTCTTATCCTCCTCTAAGTTCTTCGGGTTCTGAATCCCGTAATATTCTCTGATTGTGTTGTCTACCATTAAAAGATCGTTATCAATCTCAAGCGCCTGGAACATCCCCATTGGAGACTTACTGACCGCGCCATTTGCCGACTGGGTAATAAACCGGTGATCCTCGCCATCTAACACACACCGCAGCACAATCGTAAACATTCCTTCCACACATACTTTCTCATCCAGCAGTTTCCCGATGGTCTTCGGTTTAACATCGCCGCTGTCGTCCTTATCTTCGTGCATCATAAAGTACACGATCTGGTCTTCCCGCATAGTTACCACGAACTGAATCAGACTCCAGAACCGGTCTCCCAGATCATTGTAAAGGGAGAATACGCCATTCCCTTTTCCAGCGTTACTGTGGCCCCGCATGAACTGATTCGTAATAAGATATCCGGCATCGTCAATTACCACTGATTTCTGCTGACAGCCTTTAAGCGCTGTCATAATCTTATTGTAGTCATCGGATTGGACTGCCGGGATCTTCCCCTTAAATGGGAGCGGCTTTTTCAGGACATTGATTAGGGCAAAATCCTTACCCACGCAATTTCTCATACTTGCACTTTTACCGGCCCCGCTCCGGCCTATAATTAATACTGGCACTGCCATGGCTTCCTCCTTAATATGGCAGCGAATCTTCCGCTGCTTCCTCTCTCCCGTCTGCCGGTTCCTCATCTTCCTGACCTGCATTATCCGCAATCCAGTCATCCTCAAAAAAGCTGATGCCGTTCAGACGTGGAAACAACACTTCCAGTGCCTTATTCCCTGGTGATTCCGTATGTACCCAATAGATTGTCGTTTCATTCTTCCAATAGAGCACGCCGGCAAGAAAACTCGGCCTGGTTGGCATCACCTCCACGGTTGTATCCAGTTCGCTCCGCGATATCACCCGGTCTGACAGGGACCGATCCGCAACCACGAATCTCAAATCGCTGTGCTTCTGGCATACGATATACTCATGAGGCCAGGCAAACAGCATTACCGGCGCCACTACGGCAAAATCTTTTGCTGCTTTCCACTGCTCATACGGATCCGGATAATCGAATACAGTCTCCGGTTCCGTATCTCCATCTGGATTAATCTTAAAAAGATAGCATTCTCCTGCTTCCGGCAGATCTCCGATCAGCTCCATGATTGCAGCCTTGAACTTATTCGATGCGTACGGTATTTCAATATACAGCCCCCAGTTATCGGAATAAACCAGATAATGGTCATTCACATTCCCTACGATCAGGCCGTGCTTCTTCAAACTGGCCTTCATGATCTTCTTCAATTCTCCTGTTTTTAAGAACATCTTCACAATCCCCTTTCCTGTTTCTCTCATTGCTCTCATCTATTCCGTGCCGTACCAATGCAAGTACCATATCCATTTCCTCGAAAGACAGATGCCACACGCCTGTAACCATGAGTTTTACAACCCGTGCTGCAACATCCATCAATACCTGCATACGGAACGGAGTCATATCCCCGCCGCCCATCAGCGGATCCCCAGATGCTCCCCACGCGGTTCCAGATGCGCCCAGTCTACCTGGCGCTCGGATAATAAGGCGCGGACCGCATCTCCGTTTACCTTCGGTGGCTGCGGAATCAGGAAGCGGCCCGGGATATCGTCAATGGCTCCGTCAATGACCAGTGGTTCCTGACCGCCGTTCTTTGCCACGCTGATCGTAAAGAGGGGTGTCTTAATCTTCGTCTTTCCTATAGCCTTCATGTTCTCCATGAGCGTTGTCTTCAAAGCCTTCTGGCGGTTTTCCAGACTTGTCCTCCGGGCATTCAGGCGGGATTCTTCCGACTTTAACGCCTCAATGTCAGCTTTCATGCCAGTAATAATAATCGCATAGGATTCTGCCTTATCCTCGAACTCCCCGAAAATAGCTTCCATGGTATCTCGGATTGTCTGCTCATCCGTTTCGCCATCATAAAGCATCTGCTCCAAAATCTCGTACTGCTCTGATAATTCGTATAATCTCATCTCGTAATCCTCCTTACCAATCTACTTCGTCTGGGCTGATCGCCCCATAATGTCTTTGCGGTACCGGCTGTTTACAGTTCACAGGCTCCGGCGGCAATGCCTCGTCAATCGCCTCCAGTACCTCAATCAGTGCCTCGGCCATCATATCCCGCCTCACCAGTATTTTTTCAGATATACATTTCACGCACTCAGCCATAGTCTCCTGGCTGAATCCGATCTCGTCAATATTCAGTGCAATGCTGCCATAATCACCACTAATGATAATCGCCGGCTGCTCTGCAAGCATCTTTGTAGCAGTCTCGCACAAGTCAATTCCGTCCTTTAAACGGTTGACTCTTCCCAGCGTAGCCTCTGCGCGTTTCATTAATTCATTTTTTACCATCTTGCACTCCGTTTCTCCCTCTGTTATAATGAGGGTGTAAAATTGTTAGTAGTTACCTTGATTCCCCGGCTGTTCCCGCAGCTGGGGTTTCGTATTTTTTGTAGATACGGATCTTGTCATAATCCGGACTCTCTCTGTCAAGAAATCCATTGACTAGATTACATCCCTGTTCATGATGCACCCACACGTCTATATACGGCTCACCGTACTCCACGCACCATTCATAGAGCAGGTCCGTGATCGCCCCCAGATCTTCCTTCTTTTTACTCATTCTCTCACCTCCCCAGCCCTATGCGTAACCACCAGTTGTCCCAACTTCCAGCCATTCCTTTTCACCATAGTTATCATAGCGATATATATGTCCACTCAAAGGAGTTTCCGCTATCACCATGAGACAACAGCGTCCCTGAAACTGCTCTGAAATATCCGCCAGCGTCAGATATTCTACAGGGCTGTCGTCCGGTTCGTATTTTTTCCATACCGGCTCCAACACAATGTGCTCAGGCCCTTCTTCAGCGATATCCTCCTTGCAGCACAGGACGATAACTATATCGTTCATGCTGTCAAAATATGTTTCTTCGGCATTAACTCTCTTCACTGCCTTTCTCCTCTCTCACAACGCTTACAACGCTTCCAGTGAAGCGCAAACTGCTAAAATGATAATCACCCCGGCCACAAAGATAACCGCCGGCATCAGCCACCGCTCCGTTACTTCCAGCAGGCGAGATCGGCTGTCGTCCTCGAAGTCGTCGAGGTTGTCAATGTATTTCTGCATTCTGAATCACCTCCCACTGCTTGTCCATCGGTACCGCTATTAAGCGGTTTCATCTTTCTGTACCTCGTCTTTCTTTTTAATAGATTTTACAGTCACTGTTGCTTCTCCTCGTGCAGTCAAAATTCTTGCAAGGGCTTCAAATGCCTTTTCCACGTTAAGGCTATTTACTGCGATTACAGTATCTTTCATATCACCACCCCTCTCTGATAGATTGTATGTCTGACTGGTTGTACTACTTGCGTTGTCCTTCATTTTCCATTGACATGCATGTTCGATAGTGGTATATTTGCCATATCGAACATAAGTTTGTTTTAGGCATCATTTTCAACCGTGAAAAGGTCCTTAAGTTCTGAATCAGGAAAGTATGTTTGCTGGATTCGCACACACTCTTCATAGAGCCATTGTGTTGTTCCGTTAAACCTTGTGTGAATTGTGCTGTAAGACAAATCAAGCATTGCAGCTATTTCTTTCCTGGATATGCCATACCTTTTCATTTCTGCTTCTAAGTTCTTGCAGTTAATTTTCACAGTTTTTATTCACCCTCTTTCTAGTTTTGCGATATACCGCAATTTATAAATATACTATATTGCATTATATCGCAATTGTCAATAACTTTTTGCAGTATTTCGCAATTTATTATTTACATATTGCAAAAAATAGTGTATTATCAAACTAGAGGTGATCATATGGAGAGAGCACAGATTTTACGAAATATTATGGAAGAAAAAAACATGAAAGTTGCTGATTTAGTACGGATTACAGGTATTGCTTATTCAACCATTAAATCTATGCTAGAAAATGGTATTGAAAAAACAAGTTATGTAAATGTTTGCAAAATCTGCGATGCGTTAGGAATTAGTACCGACGAGCTCGAAGCAATGGCAAATGATGGCTCCAAAGCAGTTCCTCAGCCCACCTATGCTGATGTAGAAAAACTCGTAGCCAGAAATGGAAAGAAAATGTCTGTTGAACAGAAAATGCGCCTGATACAGCTCCTGTCCGAAATTGAATTTGAGGACTGATTTTATTGAGAAATTATTTATGCTGCACCGATTTTAATAGAGCTGGACTTAACCGATTGCTAAGTTATGTATTAACTGTCTACAAGGAATGCAATATAACTGCTTTTCCAATTGATTGTTTTTCTATACTTAGGCATTATGGTTTTAAGGTTTTGAGTTATTCAGAGTTAAAGGAGATTAACTTTGAGTTATATACTTTATGCCAGAGTTGTACAGAAGACGCTTTTACTTACGAAAAAATCATTGCATACAATGAAAAAAGCTCAAATGAACGTATACGGTTTTCATTAATGCATGAACTCGGACATTTTATAATGAGTCTTCCTTCAACGGATAAATCATTTGAGGATCTCGCCGATTATTTCGCCAGTAATATTCTCGTGCCTCGTGCAACCATCTGGCATATGCGATCAGACAGTATCAGAGGTATCTGTCATACATATGGAGTATCCTGCATGGCAGCGAATCGAATATACGAAGATTATAAAATGTGCCACTTAAGTGAGTGCAAAGAAATAAATCAGGATATACATAACTGTTTTTTTCCTGTTGTTATACCGGAAATGACGGTGCCGAAACCCAAGCCTATCATTGAACAGAAAGAGCCTAAAGAAAAACACGCCACATGGGCAGAGTATCACGATATGCTTGAGAGATATTTTCCTGAGCGGTTACAGAATTATGTTCTGAGATAAAAATATTAAAATGTGGGCTGTCGCCTTTAATACGTCGAAAATAAAAGAGGAAGAAAGTATGAAAAAAGTAATATTGTCTGTCTTAATTATTGTAGGGCTTGTATGTGGCTGTTCTTCAAAAGAGTCTGAACCCGAAAAAAATGTTGAGATTATATTGGATGTTCAACAGTTCTGCGGCATATCCGAAGCAGAACTTATTGAAAAAATGGGAGAACCAGAATCACGTGAGGAATGGAATTATGAAGTAGGAAATCTTTATTCTCCTATAGTCTCCTGTTTTTATAACAATAATGAATTTGAATTTATGCTAAATAGCGATAAAGTTCAGCGTATTTCAATACATGCTGATTCATATAATCACACCGATGGGGCCCCCTTTACATTTGAGTCAAAGGACGATATTCTTCCAATGTTTGGAATTACTATTGAAGATGTAAAATACGCAAAAAAAATCGATACTAATAGCGCTTTAAGGTATCAAGATTTTGCAAATATAAAATCGTTTTGGATTCCCGAATATGAGAACAATTCATTTGATGAAGTCAAGGTAGATTTTTCAGATTTATTTGAATAGACGAAAAAAGCCCTAGGAGCTACCAACTCCCAGAGCTTTTCACATAGATTCTCTTGCCGGATCATTCCGGAAAGATATGTCTTTCTCGCAAATTGATTATATCATTTCCAGAATGTCCTGACAAGAGGTGTATTTTTTATACGCAAAATTAATACACTAGACCAAGGAGATGATATTATGGCAAAAACTCAGACCGCCCTTCAGCGCGTAGCCCTCTACATCCGTGTATCCTCCGATGAGCAGGCTGAACGTGGTGATTCTATCCGCGATCAAAAGGAACGCGGAACTAAATATATCGATGATCACCAGAACATGATCCTTCAAGATACCTATATCGACGACGGCGTTTCCGGCCAAAAGCTGGACCGTGATGATTTTACCCGCCTGATCGGGAATGTCAAAGCCGGCCTGGTCGATCTCATCATATTTACGAAATTAGATCGATGGTTCAGGAGTCTTCGCCATTATCTTAACACTCAGGTTATATTGGATAAATACAACGTAGCCTGGACAGCCATTGACCAACCTTATTTTGACACCTCCACGCCTTATGGGCGGGCATTCGTGGCCCAGTCTATGACCTGGGCAGAACTGGAAGCTCAGAATGGCGGCCTCCGTGTTACTGATGTCTTCCGAAGCAAGGTAGAGCATGGCGAAGTTATAACCGGAAAGGTGCCGCGCGGCTACATGATTCAAAATAAGCATTTAGTTTTTTCTGACGAGGCACCCGCGATGTTGGATAGTATTCAATACTTCCATCGGGAACAGGGACTTGCCAAAACGATAAACTACATGCGGGAGACTCACGGAATAATCATGAGTATCCAGAACTTAAAAAACAGTATTTTGCGTAACGAAAAATACACCGGTCGCTATCGCGGAAACAATGCCTACTGTCCACGGCTGATTTCTGATGAAATGTATCAGGATATTCAACGTGTCCTTGACACCAACAGCACTATCAGATCCAGTCAGAAGTACCCTTACATATTTTCTGGGATTTTGGTCTGCGATCAATGCGGACATAAAATGTGCGGCTGTCACATCAAAGTGACAAGCCATAGAACCAGCGGAAAGGTTTACCGGTATAAATATCCGGCCTATGAATGCCTGCAATACCGGACATACAAGAAATGCAGTAACGGAGGCGAAATTCGCGAAGTGCGGATTGAAGAATACTTATTGGAGCACGTCCGTGAAGAGTTAAGCGGATACCTGGTAGATTTCGAGACAGGGGAGACAAAGAGAATTGATAACCGTGCCAAAAAGAACAAACTTCGCAGAAAGTTAGACCGACTAAAAGACTTATATCTAAATGAAGTAATTAGTTTAGATGAATACAAAAAGGACCGCATAGAATATGAGGAGCAACTTGCGGCGCTTCCAGACATAGAACAGCCCATCAAGAATTTAGAACCCCTTAAACAGGTCTTGGACTGCAATTTTGAGGTTATTTACAACAAACTGAGTAATGAAGAAAAAAGGGCTTTCTGGCGGTCAATTATCAAAGAAATCCGTATATCAAGGAGTGTTGAGCGGAACAGGAAATATCAGATTATTTTTTTGTAGTTGTTTTACCATTAACTTAATCAACCGGTCGGTTAATATCAATTACCGGTAAATATAATTATAAAGAAAGAAGGGGGAAAAATGGACAGAACAGTCGAATTGTTTTTTGAAATAATTGAAACTTACCAGCGGCACGCCCAAATGGCTAAAAATACAAAATACCAGGAGACCCGCGAGATGGCGCAAATGATAATCGATGTGGATATATTAGCTATGTGGTTTTTAACACAGCGAACGTCGGACACCAAATGATGGCTGATGTAACGTAGTGAGATACGCATATAAAAGTCGCCCGGGTATATGGGGGAAATATACCTGGACGACCGCAAAGAAGAGCTGCTGGAAAAATCATATCACTTTTTTCTCAATAAATCAACGCTTTTTTACTCTACTCTGCTAAATTTATGCAGTTATGTATACAAAAAATGCGGCCGCCAATACAGCTAAGCCGCAAGTTAGAAAAGCAAAAACACAATTATTATAGCGCGCGTATATCATTTTGTAAAGAAGAAATTTATTGTATCACATTTTCTCTATCAACATATAATGATAGTGGAGATGGAGATGTGATATATACCTTAATTTAATTTTTTAACAACGGTGGTAAGCTGTGCTAACTGTCATTTTATGATTTTTATCCTTTGTAAAATTCACCGCATTAAGCCGATTGGATGTGTATAACAATCTGATATAGCCCCGGAGCAATCTGGGGCTTTATTGTCTTGCCTTTCTTCTATCATATCATTTTAGGTGTCTCTACTACTGATCACCTATACATGAATTACACACAAAAACCGCTCAGTGTATGGGGATACTGAGCGGTTTTACATGAATACTCTTCTGATACGCCAGAAAAATATATGAAATAATACGAGCGAATTTATTATATCATTTCTGTGACCTTCTGGCAAGAGGTGTGTTTTAAAAATCGACGGTCGTGAAGCACCATTAGAAGTAAGGAGGCCCAAGCGGACCACCTATATTATGCCGAGGAGGCAGGGCGGAACCATGGGGTAGCTGCCGCCCGTTATTGTTCATCACAAGCCTTCAAAAATATTTTTATTAATTCTAAGGCATATTTTTTCTTATGAATACTGCATTTGCTCAAAGCATCGATAAGCGCTTGTTGCTCTTCTTCACCATTAAAGGTGGGGAAAATTTTCTCATTATTTCCGAAGATTAAATAGTCTATAGATATATGAAGACATTCTGCAATACTAAGTATTGTATTAATCGACATTCCACATGTCCCTCGCTCGATATCTTGATAGTACTTATATGACCGTTCAATCTTCTCAGCCACTTCTTCCTGGGTCAATCCCATTATTATCCGTTGTCTCCTAATTCTTTTTCCCACCATCATCGGATCATATCTTTTCAACTATTTTCCCTCTTTTACAGTAAAGCATAAAATACTGATTACAATTTATATATCAAAGCACAGTAGTAGTATGGCTTCAATTACAAATTTTATAACATACAGATCATGTTTTCAGGCGGCCCAAGCGGACCGCCCTTTTCTTACCACTCAAACTGGCAGCGGAATTTTCTGCCGTGAGATTCCTACAGCGCTTCGATAAACTTTTTCACGCCCTGATATATCTCCTTGTACGGCAGCCCCTCCTCCATCAGCGTAGCCAGATGCAGCTCCACCACCGTTTCCAGTGATTTTAAGTGCATCAGCGTCCTCTGGTATGCCTTGTCCCTCCCGCCGCTCTCTATGCCTAATCTGCGGTTTATGAGCTTGGTCAGCGACACATAATATCTGTCTGCGTGCTGGCTGCCCTGTGCCCTCGCATACTCCACGAATAACTTGATCTGATCCGTCTCGGCCTTGCGTACCTCTTTGGTCTCACGACGGATTCCCAGCCACTTCTCGTCTTTCTCGGAAGCGATGTAGTAACCGTTCTTTTTGATGGACTGAATAACATCATAAACCCAATCATAAAAATCCCCAGCAACCTTTTGCCTGGAATACCTACAGATTTCGTATATTCCTTTTTCGGGATACATATAGGCTCTTTCGCCATTCCTGTAATGTGGATTTGACCCCTGCAAACTGAGGGGGTCAACTTTTACGCTCATGGTGTCAAGTCGGTCATGGTGTCTGTTATGTATGTCTTCTATACCTTTGCTCGGATTTTTATACTTCAAGGCGTATCCTATCTGGGTTCTGCTCATAAAGATATCACCGGTTTCATTTACATAAAAATCGCACTTCGTTCCTAAAAAGTCTCCCTGTTTAACAAGTCTTAGTTTCATAAAATATACCTTCCTTTCAATTTAAAAAGCCCCAGGATTCCTCCCAGAGCTTCAGTCACATCATTATTCTGTTGTTTGCTATTCCACCCACTGCACCTCAAGATTGCCCTGTGCAAGGTTATTCGTTACCATCAGCGCCCCATATGTCTCCATATCAGCCTTTGATGGGTTAAGCACATAGGCCAGGCCGCCAATCACAGTGTATCCAGTAACCATGTTCCCGTAATCGTCCACGTAGAACCACTTATTCTTATATTTCACCCAGCGGTTTTTCTGCAACTCGCCATTAATCGTAAAATGCCAGTTCCCGGTGCCGTCCTCGAAGCTCTTCACCTCGTCCGCCTGTCCGCGAATCCTCAGGCAGAAGTCCGTCCATAACTCCGGGCTGTCCATCATCTTACGCGGACACCATTTACGCTTTGCATCGTAATGCCGGATCACCCGATCGGCGGGGATCCCCGTCTCCTGAATCAGGTGCCGTACCAGGTCTACACAGTTAAGCCGCGCTTTGTCGTAGTTGCTGTCCGGATTAACGCAGATCTCGATATTGATCGTGTTGTTGTTATTGACTCCAGCCACCAGCGGCGTGCCGTACTGCTTGCCGACAGCCCATGCTCCGTCTGTATGGTTGAGTGTCTGGTAGATTGCTACATCATCAACGTAATAATGAACCGATGTAGCCAGATTGCAATTATTATGCGCCCTGGAATGAGCGGCAGCCCCGGCGCCACGGTTAAAATTGTCAGTCTCATGGATTACAATGTACTTTGGGTGATTCTGACTTGCATAGCAATTAATCTGTTTGATCTGTTTCGTAATAGGTAACATAATCGTCCTCCTTCAAAAAAGAAAAGGGCCCGGAATCCCCAGGCCCCAAAAAGTTGTGATATTACAACCGCTGCGATATAGCAACAGCTCCGACTCTCACCCCGCCGGCCGGGAGATGCAGGATCACCTCCTTAAGCGGCCCCACTGTCTAACTCCGGCAGCCCGGCTACGCTGGTAAGCAACGACAGCACCCCGGCCAGCACCGACGCGCTGATTACCATCGGTCCATTGACATCACCCAGCACGGCAGCTGTGCCGATCGTAGCGACTGCGGTCTGCGCCATGGTCTTGAGTGCCCTGATTCCTGCGGCCTTAATCCATCTCTTTGTTTTCTCACTCATATCAAAATCCTCCTCTACTTAATAAATACAAAATACCAGCCGCCACCGCTGTTCCGATGGAGCTGGTAATTGATGTAAAAAATGTTTTTTTAGTATTCGACCATTGCTTTGCCGGTTCTTTTTCCAAAATTTCTACTTTGTCTTTTAATTCTGACACATTCTCATTTGTATATTTCACCTCACCAATCAACTCCACCATAGTCTTAGACATTGTATGGATCTCATTGATAACCGGCTTCAGATCATCTATCTGGTGAGTATTACTCTTTGATCGCTCCTCTACCTTCGTCAGGCGCTCTATAATCTCCGTCTCAATCACATATGGCACCGTCCTTTCAAAATATTCTATATCGCGGCCTCTCCTCACCCCACCACCAGTACCGCAGCCAATCGTCCATGACGATTCCGGCCAGGCTTACCGGCAGCCACAGAAGACAATACTGCGGGCATATCTGGCCGAGTATATTACCAGGCAGCCCGTTGTAATTCCACACATTCCAGCCCAGCCATAGGTTGACCGCACAACCGGTCAGGAACTCCAGTACTGTGATGATTCCAGTGCCGATCAGGATCTGCTTCCACAGCGCCATGCGCCACGGCAGGATCTCATTGATCAGCCCCAGGCAGATAAAGCAAGTCCCGCCCAGTAAAAACATGGTCCAGTGGCTCCGGCCGCGCCAGACCATCTCCAGCACTACATACAACAGACCGCCAGTAGCCATCAACACTAGGTACTTACGCATGATCCTTATCATCTCCAGTACCTCCCACCTGTGCAGCTATCTGAATCAGATAAGACTGCAGCACCTCTGACTGGTATGCCGGTGGAACATCTGCACCGTAAAAAATGGCCTGGACCTCTTCAGCAGTCTCACAACCTGCAATCCACATATTAATCGCGTTACAGTAGGTCGTATGGTAACTTACGTGCCACATGGCTGCCGTAATGATAGCCTGCATATCTTCCGCGCTGTAAAAACGGCACGGCTGGCCGTCTGCATGATACTCAATTTGAGCAGCACCAGAGGTTACCTGGATCTGCTTACCGAAAAGATTAAGCTGGTCCTCGATCGTCAACGAGAAATGATCGGTACTGCCATCTGATAGTGGAACATTCACGCCCTGATAGATAATCTGCTGGCAAGCTACGGATATCTCCCGGCGTTTTGCGGCCTGCAGCTCCTCCAGTGTTGGAATATATGGCTCCGGCGGTTCTCCCGGTCCCTCTGGCGTCTCAGGCGCTGTATAGACACTTCCATCATTACTGAGATACACTGTCTGTCCCTCGTCACGATACAGAGTCTCATATCCTGTGATCGTAGTAGCTTCTGTTCCGTCGTCCGTATAGATGGTAATATCCCCCCATACAGATGGCATGGTATCAGGAAATACAAGCTGCATGACATTTTCCGATACCGGACGGATCGACTCGATCTCAAAAAGTGCCTCCTGAGTTCCAATTTTAATTTTTTCCATGACTTTTTACTTCCTTTCTGAATTTTTATGTATAATAAAAGGCCCAATGTGGGCCTGAATTTTCCATTTTTATGGTGTTGACTAAATGATATAGTGATTTAGCTAACACAATGCATATTATTGAGACAGGATATTACCAATTTAAAGACGTACCGGCAAAAGGGTACGCAGAATACGATGTTATATATACCAAAACATATACTTCCACGCCTTATGTGATTGCATTTGATAGCTCTATCGGATGCAAATTGATTGCCATCGCTGGTAAGCGTACTCAAATAGGGCATAAATTACAGGCATATAATCCGTCCGATGCAGCCGTATCTGGTGATATACGATGGATTACGTTTATGTAAATAATCATTTATGTTCCAATCACAATATACTGCATCCAGATTTTGCTTTGATATTCAGGCTTAATATCGTTGCTGTCGAACAAAAGAGCCAACGAGTTATTATTACCGCTATTAGTGATTGATCGTACTGCATATGATCCGGACATAGGCACTGCCATGCAACGATAAAGGCTTTCTCCGCTGTATCCTTCTGGAAATACAAGGCTTGCCTGTCCATTAAAATTGACACCACATTCCAATGCACCAAATTGGATTTTAACATTTCCGATCTGGAGCTTGTTGTACTGAGCTGTGATAACACTGCTGTCAAGTTTACCCGCTAAATCACTATTTAACTTAGTATACAGATCCATCAGCGCCTTTCCCTGAGCGGCTGAGAGAGGCAATTTCGCGTTATCAGTCACACAGTTATTTATGATCTGGCCGATCAGGCATGCCCCTTTAAAAGCCGCTTTGATATTACTAAATGTTGTTGATAGTTTTCCTCTGCTTTTAATATTGCCAATTGCTGTGGCCGCATCTGGGACGGTTGTGCTGCCGGAATAATCCTCAAAAGTCGGTGTATCCAGGTCTTTCAATGCAGCATCTGCTTTATCCCAGTTATTGTTCTGATCCTGAACTGAGTAGAAATCGCTCTCATCTGGTTTCTTGAAATTATAATTTGTCGTATTAGTTGCCATTCGGTAACTCTCCTTTCGATAAATCTTCATGTGTCAGCTGTGATAGTTCCATATATTGATATCTCTGTAGCTCCTGAATTCTGTTTTTAAGGTGTCCGCCACGGATCCGCTCATGGGTATACGCCGCCAGTTCTGCATGCGTAAAAGTTCCGACTGCTCCATAGGTGTTAAAAATATACTCATACAACACTTTCAGGTGCGCTGGTACTGCCTCTTCTATCGTCTGTTTAATATCCGCCATATTTCCCGGAATGCCCGATGTCCCTGTGAACCGGATGGTAATCGTATACGCGGGAAAATTCTCCACAATATTAACCGCAGCATTCGTAAAACTTTCCGCAATGTTCTGAATCAGCGAAGCAGTTGTTGTCCCAGCTCCGGATATCTTCGCCTTAATGCGTTCCTGGCGATACCGGTCGGATTTAGCGGCGTCAGGGACCAGGCCCAGTAATCGTTCGTATCGGGCAAGCGTATCCGAAGCAGATCCCACAAAGCAGTTATCGATGGTCTTATACATTTCTGTGTCAAGGCCATCTGTCTGCTCAGAAATAATGCTCTGCAACGTCTTCATCGTCTCATTGTTTTCATAATAGTCCGGAAGCAGTTTAATTAATTCCATAGATCCTCACCTCCGAAAAATCTACAGTTCCCATAACCGGAATAGCTTTATCATTAATAATCACATTTGCCATGGCGCCATTCAATTTTAAGTTGTCATAATCCTGTACACCCTCCGTGGCCAGGAGCAGGCTCCCGATCCGGGCATAACTCACACGATAATCCGTAAATACCAGTCCTTTTAGGTACGTGTTTAGAGATACCCGGAATGCCTGCAGCACATCATCTTTGGCTTTGCTGCCGTCCAGGGTAACATCAGCCACGACGTTGACAGCCATGGAAGACGGGCTGTCGATCGTGACATTTGCTCCGATGGGGCGGACCGTTTCCATATAAGCCGATACTGCGCTTTCCAGAGATGTGTCTATATTTTTATCGTTGTCCACAATTAGGACCGTCACGGTACCAGGACCACTGGCCAGTGGAAATACCCTGGCATCTCCGACACCTGGCACATCTAAAGCCCATAACTTATAGTGGTATGCATTTCCTGACGTGGCTGGCAGCTGCACTTTTTGCAGGAATCTCTCCCGCAGGGCCCCGTCCGTCTCCTCGTCAGCTCCTGCTGTTATGAGGTCAGTCAGTTCCGCGTTCACTCCCGTTATATTTGATATCGGCTGCACGGATCCTGAATACTGGTTTCCAATGTCACCCGGAGTTTCGCACTCAGCCTCGTACTCCGTACCAGACGCCAGTTCCCTTGTGACAGTATAGACCAGGGAGTTTAGCCCCCAGCGGCTGCCGATCGGAACTGCTCCTGTTGTTATCATTTTTCGCACTGCAGCGCTGCCCGGTTTCCTCGTTACACCGAACGCAGCTACTGCCCTGTCAAGATACTTGCCGACTGCGGTATCCGGAAAGATCAGATCCAGATAGTTTTCCAATTGGAAATTCTGCTGTGCCAGAAAGTACGCACAAGGTGCCAGCGCATCATAAATAACGCTTCCTTCCCGCTTATCCACGCTGCCGGGTACTTTATTCAGCATGGCCTGCAGCAATTCTTCATACGTCATACAGGCACCTCCGTTTCTATTTCGATATCTCCATAAATACTGAAGACATTAAAAGAACATTGGCACGTGTCCCCAGTAAAAGAAAAGCTGAATCCATCAACTTCCCGTATCCTGTCGTCACGCAACAATGCTTCCTGTATCATTCTCTTCATTTCTGCCCGTACATAGGGCTGCTCCTCTCCGATCAGTTCTTTCCATGCAATTCCATAACTGAAACTGTATACGGGGTACTCATACTGTTCGGTATCAAGTACCTTATAAATAGCCTGCTTTAATGCTTCCAGATCGTCTACGTACCCTTCTATCTTACAGGGCAATACTTTATAAGTCTTCCCTTCAAAAATCCGTTCCCGGAGCACCATGCCGGTTGTAAGTTTCATGTTATCCTCCTGTCTGATATGGTTTTCCAATGATTTCCAGAATATAGTACTCCCGGCCGCCATCGTTACGGAGCAGCCGCACCTTGTCGCCACTGGCCAGTCTGGTTTTCATGTTCCCTGTTACCATGCTCATAGGAACTGGAAGATCTCCGACCATAACAGCACCCCCTTTGTACTCCCCGATCACTACCGCAGTCACCTTCCGGTTATTCAGGTAATTGTTTACTATCGTTTTTATGACATTAAACAGCTCGTTCGCTCCATTCCTGTCACTCACCAGCCATCACCTCAACTTTCATAGTGTGAACCGGCAGGAAATCGTGTGTAACCTTTTTCACGATCAGCCTGTGGCCCAGTCCAATCTCATTTATGCTTCCATAGATGCTGTTTCCGGCACGCACCCGGAGATCTCCCAGGCATTCCAGTTTCAGTGTCTCTTTCTCATGGTTATACAGTTTAAGAAGATTGTTCGCCCGCTCCTGCGCTTTTGCCGCATTATCAATCCCGGAAGCTGATGTTTCGAAATATTGGAGAAGGCCATACCGGTTTATGGATTCCTGATCAGCAGCGGCACCCACGTCCATTTTCTTGCTATTTTCATCTTTCCAGCCTACCTTGATCCGGTTGTAAAAATCATCATCAATGGATTTCTCCCAGCTGTAGCCGGTGCACAGGCTCCGGTCTCCCAATACAAGCGGGAGCTGCAAATTTCGCATATTCCAGAGGCATATAGATCCATACTCATCACGGACGCAATACATCTCCTGTGTCGCAATCAGCGTATCAGAGATGGCCTGCGTCACTTCATCAAGCCATGTTTTATCCGAATCTGCAATGGTCGGTAATACATATCCCGGTTCCTCCAGCGTACCGGGGTTCAGAGACAAAAAGGTGCACATATTCTGTACCAGGTTCTTCAGTGTCCCATTTTCCAGCACAATAATCTCCTTTGCTTTCGCATACCGTAGCTGGTCATAGACTTTAACCTTAATAATTCCGGATTCGTCACCGGATACCTTAAAAACAGTTCCAAAAAAGATGCCATCAGCCTGATCGTTATCAGTCAGGCGAACAACATCTCCGTTTTGCAATATAAGATCATCATTGATATACGAGATATCCATGCTGCTGGATCCATCATTAAGAATATCCGACCAGGATATTTCCGTACACATGCCTGATATGTCGTATATATATCCTCCTGTTTCGACTAATACTTCCATATACACCTCCTATGATGGGATAGTGAATACCTGGCCCGGATAGATCAGGTTTGGATTCTTGATGCTGGGATTTGCTGACACAATTTTTTGATACTGGCTGCCATTCCCATAATACTTCTTAGCTATCCCCCACAGCGTATCTCCTGACTGTACTGTATGTGTTTTATTTGCAGTTACAGCTGGGTTCTCAGCAAGAGGCGTTTCTTCCTGTTTTTCCGTAGCATCAGGAGTCTGGATAGCTACATACCTTTTTCCGGCCCCTTTATACTCTGTGAGTGTCAACGATATGTACTTATCCCCTTCTTCTCCTGCTTTTTCCACTACCTCTACACTCTTTACCAGTACCTTGACGCTGATATCATCTGAAATATCATTCGATGCAATGAACCGGATCGGCTTCTTATTCTTCTGAGCCTTCCGGAACATCTTCTCATAATAATCTGCATCAGCCTCTGCGCCCGGCTCCATATAATTGACGTCCTGACTGGGAAACTCTGCCTCAAAGCTATATTCTTCAAGTGAACAGTAAGAAGGGATGGAAACCTGTCCTTCCTCCAGCACCTGATACGTCTCGATATTAAGTTCTCTTGATCTCTTAATCTCCTCCGGATTGACCGGAAGCTTATATTTCTTGCTGCCATATTTGAAATATACTGAGTATGACATTAGGCCGGCACCCCCTCTGGAGCAGTTGCAATCATTTCTTTGAGCTGTTCAGATACATGACTCATGATGTTGTCGGTATCTGCCTCTTTGGTGATCGGACCGCTGAATTCCACCTTGATATTTGGCGCAAGCGTATTTTGGGAGATGCGGGCAATATAATCGCGCTCTGCAAGCTTTCGCATCCACTCGATATCCTCTTCGTTTTCAACCTTTACTGCACCATTCTTTCCTTTACCCTTCACAGTTGCAGGACTTCCATCTGTCGCAAACTGGCTGTAATCAATTCCCTCTTTATCTTTAGGAGCAAATCCAGCAAACGGGTTAGATATACTGTCAGCTAGACCCGCACCAATATCATAGCCTCTATTAGCAAAATCAGCGCCGTTCAAGAAATCTTTTTTCTGAACAATTTCTTTCCAACCAGCTGCATCTTTCGCTTCCGAAGCCGCTTTTTCAAGTCCTGCCTTAAAATTGTCTAATCCTGCAGAGATCTGCACATTCACGCCTGGGATTCTATTGATGATAGTTTCTATCGATCGGGCCATTTCAGCGACATATCCGATGACAGTGGAAGCCAGATCATAGAACAAAATTTTTACAGCGGCTATTGGATCATTCCACACATTAGCAAAGAAATTAACCACTTCGGCGATAATGTTATACATCATAATAAAGTAGTTGATTACAGCTGCCGCCCAGCCTCCTATTACTGCACCGATAATACCTGTTGCCGATATCGTTGATCCTGAAAAATGATTCACTGCCGCAACTGCCGCATAAAATACTGCAATCAATACCAGTATCAGCCCAACAATCCAAACAATTGGGCAGGCATACAGAGCTGAATTCAGCCCAAGTTGGGCAGTAACCTCAGCCCATGTGGCTCCTGATGATGCCCACATTGCCAGAGCAAGAATTCCTATTGATACCGCCTGTGCTCCTGTACGTACCGCCGATATTAATGCCAGTCCATTGGATATGCCCAAAACAAGCGCATAAGCCCCTACCGCGGCAACAGCCGCCCAGATAAACGGCGATACCATCGGCCATGCAGTAACGCAAAAATTAATAAACTCGTTCATTGCGTCCCCCGCCCAATAAATTGCCCCAATAAAATTGTTTATAGCCTGTTGACCTGCATCAGAATTGAGTATACTGTTAATTTTTTCAAATACCCCGCCAAAAGCCTGCGTTCCCGCATTTTTTATTCTATTCCACACATCTCCGAAGGTCTGCGGCATCGTCTCAAACTTTTTATTGATATCATCAGCAGAATCAAACATAGCGTTTTTAATAATTTCCGCCGTAATTGCCCCATCCGATGATAATTCTTTCAATTCACCTTTTGATACGTCAAGATACTTTGCGATCGCATTAGCCACCATCGGTGCATTTTCCATGATGGATCGGAATTCGTCCCCTTGCAGTTTTCCAGACGCCATGGCCTGCGTCAACTGTAGAAAAGCAGACTGTTGTTCCGAAGTACCGGCGCCAGATACTTTCAATGATTTCTGAAGCAGTTCTGTAAAGCCAATGGCTTCCTGATTGCTTCCGAAAGCATCGCCCGCCAGCATCTTCATTTTTGCTACAGCGTTAGCCATATCATCATACTGTCCTCTTGCACGGTTAGCTGCGGCGAAAATATCGTCTTGAAGTGCCTTCTGTTCTTCAAGGCTTCCTGTGATCATAGCCAGCCTGGCGTTGGTATTGGTGTAGCTGTCAGTAAGATCCACAATCTTCTTCACCGCTGCAAGACTGGCTATTGTTCCAACAAATTTAGCGATCCCGGAACTTGCTGCTCCTGCAACACGACCAGTACGGTCCATGGAGTCATTCAGTTTATCCGTATTTTTGCTTGCCCCCAGTGTTTTTGTGGAAGCAGCGTCTACTTTTCCGATGAATTTGTTTATAGTTGTGCTGTATCCGTCCATAAGCCGGAACATCGCACTTAATGTAGGCATGACATACCTCCTATTTCATCTGATTGGCAAGCCTCTTCTCTTCCTCTATCCGAAGGTCAATGCTTGCATATATGAAAGCACGCTCCCGCTGGCTCATAGATTCCAGAGCAGATGGGAGTAAGCGGAGTTTCTGCAGGGCGAAGTGAGCATAAGTCAACTCAACATCACCCTGCTTTATCAGTTTTTTGCCTCGTCAATATCTTCGTTGATATCCTTATCCAATCCAGAAATATCGTACACCGCTTCTAAAAGCGCACCGTATTCACCGACATAAAGCATTTTTGCCAACAGTTTTGATGCTCCCAATACGCCATATGCGCTCTGCAATTCCGTATTTTCAAGGTCTGGTTCCGCTACTGCTGCTGCTGTAAGTTCCTGGTTATAAGCTACCCGATCAAAAGTTTCGTTTCCTTT